GGAGGGAGGCGCCAGCAGCATCCGCCCTGACATCGAGGTTGATCTCAGCGTCCCCGTCGAGGACCACGGCATCCTCGTCCCCGTCGGCGCCGGGAGTGCGACGATGGTCCTGAACAGGCGCGAGACCACGGTCTCCGTCGGAACCCGAGAGGTGTGAGATGGCAGTCGTCTTCTACGTGGGCGAGCAGCCCTCCGACCCGCTGGTGGTCACCGTCACCGAGGCCGACGGCGTCACTCCGCGCAACCTGACCGACGTCGACACCGTGGAGTTCGTCGGCGACGTGCTGCCGGTCGGCACCGCCTCCATCGCGAACGCGGCGCTGGGCAAGGTGCAGTACGACTTCGACGAGCCCTTCGAGGAAGCCCAGAACCTGCGGCTGCAGGTGAAGATGATCACTGGCACCGACGTCGACTACTCCGCGCCGTTCGTGGTCAGCGTGCAGAACCTCGACGAGGCCACGGTTCCGATCGTGACCCCGGCGCAGGTGGAGGGCTGGACCAACGTCTCGGTCAGCACCGGCGACGTGGTCCGGGCACAGGGCATCATCACCCTCGTCGTGGCCCGGGACCTGACCGACGCCGTCTGGTTCGCCGGCGTCGCCGCTCAGGACCAGTTCTGGCTGCAGCAGGCCGTCGCGTGGCAGGCAGCCGAACACCCGGAGGGCGGCACCGTGCGGGTCGCCCTCCCCTACGTCCCGGGAGCCTCGAGCATCGCCAACGGTGACGTCTCGATCTCCTACCGGGAGGACTCCCAGTCCGAGCTGGCCAACCTCGCCGCCAACGCGAAACTGGCGGTGTCCCGGCTGTCGTGGATGCGCCAGTTGCGTACCGTCTCGGCGATGCCGTTCCTCTCCCAGCGCGGGCCGCAGCCGTCCTCGTGGGTGCCGATGAACCGGAGGGCGTGATGGGGATCCTGTGGCCGACCACCACCATCGCCCTGCTCGCCGCGAGCGAGGACGACGTGCCCGACTCCGACGACGACTGGGGCGGGGCGCCCGATCCGGAGACCGGCTACACCAAGGTGGCGATCGGGATCCGGGCGCACCTGTCCGCTCCGTCCGGCGCTGCGGCATTCGGCCAGGAGGGCAGCAGCGTCACCGCCCAGTACCGACTGCTCGCCGACCCCTGCCCGATCGTCGACAACATGCGGCTCCGCGACGAGGTGACCGGGCTGGAGTATCAGGTGGACTGGTGCCTGCCGCGCCCGGAGCCGATGGCGCACGTGGTGGCTGGCATCTCCCGCACGAGCGGCACCGCCTGACGTAGAGTGATCCCAGCAACACCGGCAACATCCGCAGCATCTGGAAGGCGAGGGCCAATGGGCCGCAGCGTGCTCGATCAGGCCGCGATGGCGGATCTGGTCCGCGACCCCGCTGTCGACCGGGCCGTCCACTCCCTCGCTGACGAGATCCTCGCCGAGGCTCAGGACCGATCGCCCGTCGCCACCGGCGCACTCCGAGCCTCTGGGTTCGTGGAGGGCGACGACTCCGAGTACCGGATCGGCTTCGACAGGGACTACGCCGCCGAGGTCGAGTTCGGCACCGACGACACCACTGCCCAGCCGTACCTGACACCGGCCGCCCTGAAGGACCGGGGGCCGCTGTGAGCACCGGGGAGGCCGAGGTCCGTGACTACCTCCGGGCCGACGATGCCGTGATGGCCCTCCTCAATGACGACCCCAAGCGTCTCAACATGGAGTGGTCGGGCGACATGCGCGCCACCCACGTCATCGTCTCCCGCTCCGGCGGGGGCCAGCACGACTACATGCCCTTCGACGTTCCTGCGATGACGATCCACTGCTACGGCTCGACGCGGCCCGCCGCCGCGGCCGTGGCGTCGGAGATCGCGCGGTCGCTGAAGGCCGTGGACCCCTCACACCGGCCGCTGTGCTCGGCCACCGTGGAGTCCACCCTCTATCTGCCGACCACCGAAGGCGTGGCTCGGTACATCGTGACGACAGTCGTCACGACCAAGACGGGCCTCGCGGCCTAGTAAGGAGAACGCCATGCCCGAGGCAACTGGCAACGCCGATCTCGTCCGCGTAGGCGCGGGACGGCTGTACGTGGGAGCGTTCGAGGGCGCGAGTGCCGTCGACCTCCCGGTGACCATCGCGGAGGCCGTCGCCGACGCGACGCTCACCACGACCGGCAACTGGCGTCCGCTCGGCTTCACCACCGAGGGGTCGTCCCTGACCTACAGCCAGACCGCAGACGGTGTCGAGGTCGCGGAGCGGCTGCGCCCCGTGAAGTCGATCATCACCGCGGTGGACATGAACTTCGAGTTCACCATGGCGGAGATCAGCGTGGAGAACCTCGCGCTGGCCACCAACGCCCCGGCGTCCTCGATCCAGGCCACCGTGGCCGAGACCACGTTCTCGTGGCCGAAGTCCGGCGGGTCGAACCGTACGTCCATCCTCTGGGTGGCCGACGATGACCTCGAGGCCCTGGTGCTCGTCAAGGCGTTCGCCGGCGGTGACATCTCCATCCCGCGTCGCAAGGGCGTCGAGCCTGCCGCGATCGGGCTCACGTTCACCATCGAGGAGAACGCGTCGGTCGACACCACGATCAACGCGATCACGGCCAAGCGCGACGCGTACTACATCGCCGCTGACTCGCTGGTGTCCTGATGGGAGAGGTGGCGCGACTGCAGGAGGACGAGACCCGGGTGGTCGAGGAGGCGCAGCCCATGCACGTACTGGTGCTGGGTGAGGAGGAGTTCGTGTGCGGCGACAGCCTGCCGATCACGACGCTCATCCGCTACGCCGACAACGATCTCCTCTCGCTCCACCACATCCTCGTCAAGCTGGTCGCACCCGAGGACCACGACCGGATGTGGGACACCTTCGAGGGAATGGAGGCGGACGACGTGATGCTCGCCATCGGCAAGCTCGTGGAGTCCTACTCCGAGCGCCCTACGGAGCGACCCGCGCCCTCGCGGTCTGGGTCGAAGAGCACAAGGCGACGCTAGTGCACCGGCTCGTCTGCTCCGGTCAGGTCCGTCCGGGGCAGACGGGTTGGTCCGCCATCGACGCCATGGCGCTGGACGTGGCCATCGACTTCGCCTACGCGGAACTGGTGGCCGAGTTCGGAGCCGAGAGCAAGGACGAACTGGACCACCGCCTTGACTCCCTCGACGGAATGAGCGGGGACGAGGAGAACTTGGTCCCGGTCGAAAGGCCCGACGGCACCGTCACCTACATCACCGAGGGGCGACGGGCGCAGATCCGCCGCAACCTCGGCCTGAACGACGACAACTGGAGGTGAGGGCATGAAGGTCGCTGATCTGTTCGTCGACCTCAAGTTGGACACCTCCGTCTTCGAGCGCGACCTGAAGTCCGCCCTCGGCAAGGCTGAGCGGGTCGCCACCCTCAAGGTCTCCGCGGTCGTCGACGACACCGCGCTGAAGAAGTTCCAGACCCAGGTCACCAGCCTGAAGGGCAACACCGTCAAGGTGGATGCCGACACCTCCTCGGCCGAGTCGGCAGTCAAGACGCTGGAGAAGAAGATCGGCGACGCCGGCGAGGACGCCGGGGCGTCGTTCTCGAAGGGGCTCGATGGTGCCATCGCCCCCGAGATGCCCAAGATCGGCAAGGGCATGGGCAGCGGACTGCTGGACGGGCTGTCCGACACGCTCGGCAAGACCGCCGGCAAGGCCGGGGTCGCAGGACTGGTGGTCGGCGCGGTCGGCATCGCCGGGCTCGCGGCGGGCAAGATCTTCATGACCCAGCTGGAGAAGGGCATGGCCGTCAACAGGGCCAAGTTCAACTTCGGCGCCGCAACCGGACTGGGTACCAAGCAGGTCGAGAAGTACGCGTTCGCCGCGGGCAACGCCTACGCCAACGTCTTCGGCGAGTCGGTGGCCGCCAACCTCGACACCGCCAAGGCGGCGCTGCAGGGTGGGCTGCTGAACCGGCGCTCCACCCAGCGCGATGTGCAGGCCGTCATCGAGCAGTTGACCCAGGTCTCCGAGACCCTCGGCGTCGACATCCCCGAGGCGTCCCGCGCCGCTGGGCAGATGTTGCGCACCGGGCTGGCCAAGAACGCCGAGCAGGCGTTCGACATCATCGTGAAGGGCAACCAGCTCGGCATCAACTCCGCCGACGACCTGCTCGACACCTTCAGCGAGTACGGCACCCAGTTCCGCAAGTTGGGCCTCGACGGCGAGAAGGCGCTGACCCTGATCTCCCAGTTGGTCAAGGGCGGAGCGCGCGACACCGACGTCGCCGCGGACGCCATCAAGGAGTTCTCGATCCGCACGCAGGAGGCGTTCGGGGAGATGGACGCCAAGGGCCGGTTCACCTTCAACGAACTGGGCGGCGCGATCATCGGCGCCCTCGACCTCAAGGGCACCGACGAGCAGTTGATCCTCAAGATCGAGAACGTGCAGAACGTCCTCGCTCGGGGCGGCGCTCCGGCCCAAGAGATGTTCGCCAAGATCACCAAGGGCTTCGGGGACATCAAGCAGGGCGTCGACAAGAACAAGGCGGGTGTCGCGCTGTTCGGCACCCAGTTCGAGGATCTGGGCGGGGCCATCGACAGGCTCGACCCCAGCAAGGTGCTGCGGGTGGCCGGCGCCACCGACAAGTTGGTCTCGGCTGTCGGTCAGGACCCCGCTCAGGCGATGGAGGCCGCACGACGCAGCATCGAGGTGTCCGCCGACCAGATCCGCGGCAGCCTCGCCACCGCGTTCGCCCCGCTGATCAAGGACTTCGGGACATGGGTCACCACCCACCGCGCCGACATCCTCGACTTCTTCGCCAAGATGACCGTCGGCGCGTTCGACGTGGCCATCGCCGTCTCCAAGGTCTCCGCCCCGATCCTCGACGTCACCGCCTCGGTCGTCGAACTGGGAGCCAAGGCCAACGAGACGTTCGCCGACATCGTTGATGGCGCACTCGATGCCGGGCGGGCGGTGGCCGACCTTGACCCCAGCGGCCTCGCCCGCAAGGCGTTCGACTCCCTGACGGATGGCACTCAGGACGTGGCCGACCGGATGCGGAGTCAGGCGTCCGTGCAGGAGAAGTACGCCAGCGGCCTGCGCAAGACCGCCGAGGGTGCCCGGTCGCTGGCCAACGGGCTGCAGAAGGCCAAGGAGAAGTTCGAGGAGTCCACCGAGGCTGCCAAGAAGCAGGCCCGGCTCTCCGACGCGCAGGCCGTCTACAACCAGAAGATGAGCGCCTTCGCCGACGTCGCCGAGAAGGCCGCCGGCAAGGTCGGCTCCCTGCGTGAGGCGACCCGGCTGTTCAACAACCGGACCACCGAGCAGGGTCGCGCCCTAGCCGATGTGAAGCAGAAGTTCCGCGAGCAGTTCGCTGCCGCCCAGTCGCTGGGGGCCAAGCAGGGCGAGTTGAACGTGCTGCACCGCCAGTTCCGGTCCGAACTGAGGAGCGTCTTCACCCAGATGGGGCTCACCCGGGCCGAGGCTGCCAAGCTGGTCAACAAGTACGACGAGGTGCCGGGCTCGATCAAGACGAAGGCCGAGTTCGACGACACCAAGGCCAAGAACGACACCCGCACCTACAAGGAGTACGTCAACCAGCAGTTGGCCGGGATCGAGGACGAGCCGGTCAAGATCACCCTCTCGGCCGCCGCGGCGCGCCTCTCGAGAGGGGCCAACCTCGGCGCCTCCCTCGGTGTCACCAACCGAGCCAGGGGTGGCCGGATCATCGGCCCGGGATCGGGCACCTCCGACTCCATTCCGGCGATGCTGTCCAACGGTGAGCACGTGCTGACCGCCAAGGAGGTCGCCGCCATGGGCGGCCAGCGGAACGTGGAACTGTGGCGCAAGGCCGCGTTGAAGGGTGCGCTCCCCGACCCCAGCGACCTGCCCCGGTTCGCAGGCGGCGGTGAGGTCAGGACCATCCCGAAGACCTCGGGCTCCGTCAACGTCTCCCCCATCGAGCGGCTGGTCACCGGCATCGCCGCACGGCTGTCCCGGCTGGTCTCCGCCGCGGCGGAGCGGATGATGTCCACCGGCGGTGGTCGGCCCCTCGGTCCCGGCGGTTCGCTGTCCAACGGCCAGATCATCAAGGGCCAGCAGTTCGCCCGAGCCCAGAACGGCAAGCCCTACATCTGGGGCGGCGTCGGCCCCGCTGGCTACGACTGCTCCGGCTACCAGTCGGCGATCCTCAACGCCTCGATGGGCCGCAACCCCTACAGCCGCGTCGGCACCACCGCGTCGTCCCCGTGGGCGGGGTCGCAGGGTGGCGTCGGCCGGTACACGATCGGCTACTTCAAGGGCTCGCCCGGCCACATGTCCGGCAACATCGGCGGCCTCGGCGTCGAGTCCACCGGCGACCACGTCCGGGTCGGCTCGGGCGCCCGCTCCCCGATGTCCTCGATGTTCTCGGGCCGGTTCCACTACGCGCAGGGCGGACCCGTCGACACCGTCCCCGCATGGCTGCAGCCGGGCGAGTTCGTCATCAAGCGCTCCGCCGCGCAGGCGATCGGCCGCAGCCGGCTGAGCGCCATGAACGCCGGGAAGTACGCCGCCGGCGGCGCGGTCGGCCGCCGTGGTCGGCTCGCCGCTGGGACCGAGGCCACCCTCCGCGACATCGCCAACGGCCTCGCCAGCGGGTTCGACGCCTCCGAGGTCGCCAAGGATCTGCGACAGGTGGTGCGCCGCAACCTGTCCGGGCAGGCGGAGAAGAACACCCTGAAGCGTCTCGACCGGCTGAACCGGATCAGCGACCGGATCGCCGCCGCCACCAGTCGGGTCGCCTCCGCGCGCACCGCGCTCGAGAACGCCCGTGGCGCGAAGACCACCTTCACCGAGGGAATCCGGGGCCAGCTCGGCGCCGACATCTCCGAGTTCGGCTCCACCTCCGGCGGCATCAAGGCGGGCCTGTCCGGCAAGTTGGCCGCAGTCAAGGACTTCGTCGCCAACCTGAAGCGGCTCGGCAAGAACAAGTTCGTGCCCCGTGCGCTGCTCGCCCAGATCGCCCAGCTGGGTCCGCTCGAGGGCAACGCCGCCGCCAAGCAACTGCTCGGCCTGTCGGTCGCCGACCTGCGTGCGGTCTCCGGCGACTTCACCGCCCTCAACGCCTTCGCCGCCGCCCAGTCGGACCTGCTCGGCGACACCTACTACGACGCCGGGATCAAGTCGGCCAAGGCGCACCTGAAGGAGATGCAGGCTCAGCAGGCCGCCCTGAACAAGATCTTCGAGAAGACCGCCGACGCGTTCGCCACCCGGCTGGCCCGGAACCTGCACGTCGACCTGACCCCGGGCCGTCGTGGTCGGGCCACCCACGACAACGGTGGCTGGCTGCAGACCGGCCGGACGCTGGCGGTGAACAACACCGGACGTCCCGAGGCGGTGCTGACGGCCCAGCAGTGGGGCCAGATGGAGCGGCTGATCTCGGCCGTGGAGCGGGGCGGCGGGCACGGTGCTCCGTTCATCGGCAGCGCCGTGATCCGTGAGACGGTTGACCTGGATCGGTACGAGCGCCAGCGGGCGTTCCGCGAGCGGAGGACGAGGGTCTGATGGCGAAGATCGCAACGCTGGTCGACACCTTCGCGACCAAGGACACCGCCCTGTGGTCGTGGGGCACCGAGGCGACCCAGTCCTCGGGCAAGGCGCACTTTGCGGCCGACGACTACATCAACTGCATCGTCACCTCGTGGGCGACGTACGACCTCACGTCCTCGGCGGTCGTCTTCAAGTTCGACGGGGTGCCGTCCACCGCGAACGGCAATGGCCCGTTCTTCGACATGATCCTGCACGACACCTCCACCGACCCCGACACCGGCAACCGGCTGCGCTGGCACTACGAGCCGACCGGCGCCGGCACCGGCGACCTGCAGCCGGACTACATCGCGGCCGGCGGGTCTCCGAACGTGGGGGGCACCGCGGTTGCATGGGCCGGGTCGCCGCTGTACCTGCGGATCACCGACAACGGCACCAGCATCATCTGGGCCTCCAGCACCAACGGCACGACCTTCACTGACCGCCGTACCGTCATT